CGGATTTAATTTCGCAAATGAAATCTCAAGACAATATCTTGCTCCAATTCCATCATCAGCAACAGCAGGTAGTAACGTTACCATGAGTCTTGAAGACCAATTTGGAACAGACGAGGCTACAGAATTAGGTGTATCAACATTTGCAGATGCTACAGAACAGATTACGTTGTCAAACTCAGCTTTACAACAAAGAAAGTTCATAGTACCTCTACAATTTGGTTTTGATGGAAAAAATCCAGCAATAGATTCAAAAACCGCAACAGATATAGTAAATACAAATACGCAAGGATTTGATTTATCATCAACAACTGCTAGTGGTTCTGTCGCATTTAAAAGAGCGATTAACACCATTTCAAATCCAGATGAGGTTGATATAAATCTATTGGCTATACCTGGTGTGATTCACGGATTACACTCGACTGTAACAAACCATGCTATATCAAAGATGGAAGCAAGAGCAGATGCGTTTTACATAATGGACGCAGCTGGATGGAGTGATACAATCGAAACTGTCAAAAATACAATAGTAAACCTTGACACTAATTACGCAGCTGTTTACTACCCATGGGTACAAGTTGTTGATTCAAGCACGGATAGTCCAGTATGGGTTCCCCCATCAACTGTATTACCAGGTGTTTATAGTTTCAATGATAGTGTCGCACATGAGTGGTTTGCACCAGCCGGTTTGACAAGAGGTGGTTTGACGGATGTATTACAAGCTAATGGAAAATTGACACACGCTGAAAGAGATGATTTATATGAGGCAAGAATAAACCCAATCGCTTCATTCCCAAATCAGAACGTGGTGGTATTCGGACAGAAGACACTACAATCTAAACCATCAGCGTTAGATAGAATCAATATTAGAAGATTGTTGATTAGACTTAGAAAGTTTATCGCATCATCTTCAAGATTCTTGGTGTTCGAACAAAATACACAGGCAACAAGAAACAGATTCCTAAATATTGTGAATCCTTTCTTAGAGTCAGTACAATCCAATAGTGGATTAAGTGCTTTCAGAGTTGTCATGGATGATTCGAATAACACACCAGATGTTGTTGATAGAAATCAGTTGGTAGGTCAGATATTTATCCAACCTACAAGAACCGCAGAGTTTATAGTGTTAGACTTTGTTGTTCAACCAACAGGCGCTTCATTTCCTGAGTAATTCAGTAACATAAATCGAAAAACATTAAGCCCCATTTAACGATGGGGTTTTTTGTTTGACGTTTTTGTCGAAAATATTTTAACATGATATTTATTAATGAGTATCAAAGAAATGACTTTTTGGAGACAATGAATGGCTACATTAGACCCTAATGAAATAATGTTTACCCCTTTCGAACCGAAAACTAAAAATCGGTTCATTATGTATATTGATGGAATACCAGCGTATCTGATAAGGGCAATGAACAGACCACAACTTCAGTTTGAAGAGATAGTTTTAGACCATATTAATGTGAAAAGATATGTCAAAGGTAAAGCTGCATGGCAACCTATTGATATCACATTATACGACCCGGTTGTACCAAGTGGGGCACAATCAGTTTTAGAGTGGATTCGTTTAGGTCACGAATCTGTAACAGGTCGTGATGGTTATTCAGATTTTTATAAAAAAGATATAACCTTTAATTTGTTAGGGCCAGTTGGTGACGTTGTTGAGGAATGGTTACTAAAAGGAACCTATATTGAGAACGCTAACTTTGGTGACATGGATTATGCATCAAGTGACCCAGCTGAAATTACCCTAACACTTAAATATGACTACGCAGTCTTACAATTCTAATAGGAGAATAAAATGAGTGAATGGATAGCAGCAAATTGGGAGTATGTTTTAGTAGCATTCTACGCAATTGAAAAGATTGTAAAACTTACACCAACAAAATATGATGATATCTTATTTGATGCGGTTCTTAAACCAATCAAAGAAAAAATGATGCCATCAAAATAAAATAGTTTTTCAGAATAAAAGGTTATAATTATAATTGGTTTTAAAATTATTCAAAGGAGTAAAAATAAATGTCTGAGTACAAGTTCCCTACTGAAATAGTAGAGCTTCCGTCAAAAGGTCATTTTTACGTCAATGGACACCCCCTATCATCAGGTAAGGTAGAGATAAAATATATGACAGCGAAAGAAGAAGATATCTTATCGTCAGAAAATTTAATCCGTCAAGGTGTAGTAATAGACAAACTATTGGAAGCATTAATAGTAGACAAGTCAATAAAAGTAAATGATTTATTAACAGGTGATAAAAACGCTATCATGGTAGCCACTAGAATATTAGCTTATGGAAAAGAGTATAATTTTGAGTATGGTGGTGTAGAACAATCAGTTGATTTAACAGAATTATCAAATAAAGAGGTAGACCTAAGTAAACATACTAAGGGTATGAATGAGTTTGATTTTAAGTTACCCAACTCAAAAAGAGAAGTAAAGTTTAAATTACCAAATGGTCACGACGAGTCTTCTATCGACGAAGAAGTAAAAGCTATGAAGAAAGTTAATGAGAACGTCTCTACAGATTTAACAACTAGATTTAAAAAGACGATTATTTCCGTTGATGGTAATACAGATACTTCTTTTATCAATAAGTTTGTTGATAATGAGTTTTTATCAGTCGATTCATTAGCCCTAAGAAAGTATATTCAAGAGATACAACCAGACATTGACATGACCGCTAATGTTAAAGATGTCAATGGGGAGGAGATAGAGGTGACAATTCCAGTCACCCTCCGATTTTTTTGGCCTACCGCCAACATATAGGCGAGACCTACACGAACAAATATTCCAACTTATGATTAATTCAAAAGGTGGTTTCACCTTTACTGAATTATACAACCTACCAGTATATCTGAGAAGTTTTTATCTCAATAGATTAAATAAGTATTATCAAGAAGAGGCCAAAGAGATTAAAAAAGAGACTTCTAAGATGAAGTCATCTTTTAGTAAAAAGTAATATTTATTATTGAAGTGTTTTAATTAATCGGAGATTACTATGCCAAAATACAAAAATCTAAAACCTGAAATCATAGAGGGTTTTTTAGACAAGATTTTTGCTAACGCCGCAAAAAAAGCACAAAGTGATGCTATCAAAAAATTAGCTAAAAAAGATAAGACCTTTGCTAAGAACTACGCTACCCTCGTTAAGTTAAGGGATAAAGTCGAAAAGGATTTAAAAGCTAAGGGAATTGATCCTGATGAAGAAGCGAGAAAAGCTCTTAGGAATCTTTAATGTCTATTGAAAAGGTAACTCAAGAACGTTTAGATATAGCTCAACAATTAAAAAATGAGCTAATAGAGATGAGGGATATCCAAGAAGAAAGTGGAGATTTCCTATCTAAACAACTTGGTCTATATAAAGACGTTAATGTAATAAACAAAGAGTTGTTGGCAAAAGAAAGTTTGAAAAGAAATGTTGGAAATGATTTAGCTAAAAACCAACTAAAGCAAATTAAAGGTCAAAACGTAATCAGAAAGAATGTGGCCGCACAATTAGGTGGTTTCAAAAAGCTTATCGCTGGTGCAAAAACATTTAATTTAGTATTAGCAGCTAATCCAGTCATAGCTATCGGAGTAGCTTTGGTATTCGTTCTGACCTTATTAAGTAAAATTAATAAAGCCCTAGCTGAGACAAGAACAAATCTTGGTGTGAGCGCTGCCGAAGCAGCTAAAATAAGACTCAGAGTTGAAACCACTGGTAAAGCTCTTCAGGTTCTTGGTTTAGAGGCTAAAGATGCACAAGAAGCTTTCGATGCCATAAGACAGACGTTTGGTGGTATAGACCAAGCATCAAGTAAATTTGTATTCAATCTTGCTAGAGCACAACTTGTGACAGGCGCCACAACATCACAATTATCTGAATTATTAGCAATCCAAGAGTCAGTATCTTCCGCCAGTAGAGAAACATTATTAGCACAATTGAGTACGGTATCAGCGGCTATAAGATTAGAAGGTGTAGCACCAGATGCGGTCTTTAGACAATTAGCTGAAAATGCAGAAGCTGTCGCGCTAAGTATAAATGATGGTGGTGACAATCTTATAAAGGCAGCTATACAAGCTAGAAAACTTGGTGTAGAATTTAGAACAGTTACGGGCATCGCTGATAAATTATTAGACTTTGAATCATCGATTGAGAGTCAACTACAGGCTTCAGTATTATTAGGTAGAGAGATAAACCTTGATAGGGCTAGACAACTAGCTTTAAATAATGATTTGGCTGGAGCGTTAGAAGAGGTGGTCACACAGGTCGGTGGTGAAGCAGAATTTAATGAATTGAATAGAATACAAAGACAAGCCTTAGCAGATAGTGTTGGTGTAAGTGTCACCGAATTATCAAGACT